CCTCCTCGTAGCCCATGCCGCGCGCGATCAGGTCGGAGACGCCAAGGGTAGCGCCGCGGGCGAGTCCTTGTACCGCCGCGAGGCCAGGGCGATCCCCGTAGGCTTCCTCGAGCGTGGACTCGTGGCCCGCGCGGCGCTCCTCGCGCACGTCGAGCAACTCCGCGTCTCCGGCGCGGGCGAGCTTGGTCGCCGTCGTGCCCGGCACGGTCAGGACCTCGCCACCTCGCGTACGAATGCGCACGGTGGCGGACTCGGGCAAGTCGGCCTCGCCGCGGCGCACCTGCTCGACGATCTCGGGCGTGAGCTGTGTCTCAGCGCGCTCCCCCGTCGCCGGGCTTACGACCGCATGCTCGCGCGGTGCTTCGCGCTGCTCGCGCGTGGACAGCGCGCCCCTGCGCTGCGCGATGAGTTCAGCGGCGTTGGTTGGGCGTCCCATCTACTCGCGCTCCGGCAGCCCGAGCGGCGGGATGGAAGACCGCGTTCGCTTCTGGAACGCGCGATCTTCGGCGGACTGTCCGGGGTATACCTCGATTGCGGGCGCCTCCTCGCGTAACGACTCGTCGAGCTGCTCTTTGCGCTCGCGCTCGATCTCTGCCCACTGATCGAAGGCCAGCGGGGCCTTGCCGGCGCTCCGTCGCTCCCCCTGATATCGCTGATACGCCTGATCCATCTCCTCGATCGTGTAGCCGTAGGTCTCGCTAGCGATGCGATCGTCGATGTCGCGCTGCTCGGACGATCGCGCAGCCTCCTCCTCCGGGTCCTCGGGGTCGTACCGCCCCGACCAACCAGGCTGCGACTCGAGCGTGCTGTTGAACGAGTTGACGAAGTTGTCTCGGGCGCGCGTCATCCCGGCGCGAGGATCGCGCATCTCCGTAAAATCTGAGGTGCCGATGATTTTGCTCACCAACTCCTGGTCCGCTTCGGAGATGGCCCCGAGATCGTAGATGCCCTGCGCGGCCTGCAGCGTCACAGTTCCCAGGTCCGACTGCGCTTCGCGCCACTCGTCCGAACGCATGAGATCCGAGCTCCACCCGTACTTATCGCGCGCTCGAATGGCGCGATTCAAGATCCGCGTCACGTCGTCAACGGCGGCCTTTTTCTTCGACAGCATGGCCGCGGTCGTCTTGTCGCGCGCGACGAACTGCTTTCCTTCTTTTGTGATCAGGCCGCCAATTCCGCGCGTCTCGACCTTCTCGATCTCTTTGTCGAGCTGCGCCTGATCATCTTTCTTCGCCTGCATGGCAGCCTCGAACTCGCGCTGTTCCTTTCGGTCACGCAGGTTCGCGTACCCGAGTCCCGTCGAGCGGCGGGACTCCAGGTCGCGCTGCTTGAGCGTACGTTCCGACATCCGCATTTGGTGCTCCTGCATCTGTCGGCGCCACTGCTGCTCCTCGAGCGCGGCGTCTTGCTCGGCGATTCGCGCGCGCACGGCCTGTCGGGCTTCGGCGATTCGGAGACCCAGCGTGCCCTCGGTGTCGTACTGCGCTTGCTCTGCCGCGAGTTGTTGGTCGAGCGCCTGAAACGACGCCATGCGCGCGCCCTCGGCGGCCTGAAACTCGTCGCCGGTCTGCGCGAACATCTCGCCCACGAGCCCTTGCTGCTGCTGCAGGTTGGCGGACTGGTGCGCGAGGTTGGCCTTTTGCGTCGAGATGTCGCGATCGATCTGCCGCTCGATCAGGTCCAGCGTCGAGTTGGGCCCGGTCGGGTCGAGCGCCCCGCTGATCATCGCGCCGACGAAGCCTGCGACCTTTTGCCCGGTGCTCCGATCAGACCACCATTTGTCGTTGTCGATGCGCTGCTCGCCGAGCGCCTGGACGGCGGTGCGGAGCTTGGCGTGCTCCTTTTTGGCCGCGGCCGTCGCCTGCTGGTAGCTCAGGTAGTTCTCGTCGGCCCGCTGCGCGTTCGCGGTCGCGGCGTCTACGCGCTTGGCAGCGTCGGCACTGTCGCGCTCGTGCTGCGAGATGACGGCTTGCGTGGCCATGTATTCGGGGCCGCGCGCTTCGAGAAACGACGCCTCATCTTCCGGGCTGGCGTCGTCGTCCCGCATCGCTCGCAGATAAGCGCTGGGTCCCTCCGTCGCTGCGGTTTCGCGCGCGGTCAGCTCCGGTGGGACGGGGAGATCGTCGGCAACGGGCGCCGCCGGAGCGGCGGGCAGCGCGCCGGGGACGTCGCCCGCGGGGTCTGCGGCCGGGTCGCTCGTTGGATCGCGCACGCCGAGCACCTCGCGGATCTGTGCCTCGTCGGAGACGGCCGGCTGAAGCAGTCCCAGTATCTGCTCGTCGGTCGGCCCGTCATCCGCACCCCACGCCGGCGGGGGGAATCCGCCCTCGGTCGCGTCGGGGGCGTCGGGCGCAACTGGGGCTTGACCCTCGGGGGTGGCGACGAACGGCGTCATCCAGTCGGGCCAGGCCACGCGGCTACTTCGCCTCCAGCTTTTTGAGCCGCTCGTGCATCTGGCTCGACGCTGCCGCCAGCGCACCGGCGAGCTTGGCGCCGTCAACCATCTTGCCGTGCGGCGTGTCGATCACGGCTTGCCGCCCGGCCGCGGAGCGCTCTAGGTCCTGCGCCATCACGCCGAGCTGCTTACCCTTGCCGTGGGCGTCGTCGCGATACCGATACGAGTACGCCTTGAGCGAGTCGAGTAGCGACGTCGCGTCGCGAGCGCCGGCGCGGATGTCGGTTTTGGCGCGGCGGTCGGAGAGTAGCCCCATGCCAGCGAGCCCCTGTCCGAGTCCCAACAGCCGCTCGCCGGATGTGGGCTGCGCGGCCTGCTGTTGCATCGTGCCGAGATCCTGCTGCCGCTGCTGCATGAGCAACTGCCCGAGTTGCTGGTTCGCCTGCTGTCGCTCCATCAAGCCGGCGACAGCCTGCTGTCCAGCGAGGCCGGCGCGCAGATCGCCTACGCGCTGCTGCGCCTGGCGCTGCTGCAGTGCAGGGTTTCCGCGCCCGCTCGCGGCCATCGCCTGCTCTGCCGCGATGTTCTGGCCGAGCGCGTTTTTGAGCTGCATCGCCGAGACGGACTCGGCGCCGGTCGCCTGCTGAGTCAGTCGGTTGCGCACGTCGCCGAGCTCTTGGCCGTACAGGCCGCGCATCTGCTGATACTGCCCCGCGCGCGGGTCACCGAGCAGTGCTGAGCCGAGCGTGTCTGCGAGTCCGAATAGCGCCATGACCTACCTCGTTTGCTCCGCGCGCAGCGGGCGCGCCGTTTCCTTGACGCCGACCGACAGCGTCAGCCCGGTGAGCCGCATCCCCTCGCCCCATCGCGTCGCGCTCTGTTGCACGTCCTCGAAGCGAAACCGGATCGCGCTCGCCTTCGGCCGACTCGGACGCACCCTCACGCGGAGCGGCTTGCCGATCGTCTCCGCGGATGCCAGCGTCGTAAAGGTGCGGTCGTCGATCCACGTCTCGTCGTAGTCGTAGGCGATCCGGCACCGCAGCGAAAACGACGCATCCCCTCGCCACTCGCCGAGTAGCTGCGCCCAGCGGCACCGACCGAAACCGCTGAGCGATTCGGACAGCGGGATCCAGCCCGTGTCGGCCGCGAGCGAATAGGACAGGCTGGCGAGATCCTCCCACGCCGTGGGCGTCTCCACCGATACGACATCGTCGGGCTCGAGGTAGTAGCCGAGTCCCTGCGACTGCACGCCGTCGATGACGTCCGGCAAGATGGGCCAGTCCGACCATTCGTTGCGGCGATAGTCGTAGGCGTACGACCCATCCGTGTCGTTGCACAGCACGACGAGCCGGTGCTCGGCCGGGTAGAGCAAAACGCCGGCGACCTCGCGATCGTTGTACGCCTCGACCGGGCCGCCGATGAAATGCACCTGATACGCGCGATCGACGAGATGCCAGCCCTTGTCGCCCTTGAAGATCACGCCCTGCGGGACCCGAACGACCGACCGCGGCTCGGTGCATCCCTGATCAGTCGTGACGAGCTGCGGCGGACCGTAGTCGCCGTTGGCTAGGTTGTCGGGACCCTGCCCGCTCGCGCGATAGACCGCGTTTTCCTTGAACACGATCACCGTGTCTTCGCCCGGAGCGATCGCGGTGACGTCGCCGCCGGAGTCGGGGATCTGGAGGTTGAGCGCCTCGTTGAACGCCACCATCGAGCGCTCGAGTCGGAGCTTCGAGTAGTAGACCGCACTCTTGTTTTCGGGGTGGACGTAGAAGATCCGGCTTTGCCCGGCCGCGATCACGAGCGGCGGCGCCTCGGGCGGTACGTTGTCGAGCTCGCCCGTGTTGCTCGGCGCCAGCTCGTTCGAGAGCATGTCCGTCTCGTCGTAGTCAAGATCGGAAAACGTTACGGTGTCAGCGTTGACGTCGTTCTCGACATATGTGGTTCCACCCGGCCCCTGCGAGCTCGCGTCCGAAACGCGATAGAACTGGCCGCCTTCGACGCCCTGCTGCTTGCGGTACGCCGCGAGCACGACCTTTTCCTTGGTCGTGTACGGCAGCGTCGGGAGCGTGATCGAGAACGAATCGTGACCGGTCGTGACCGTCTTAGTGATCGCGCCCGCGAACGTCGAATACTCCTTCTCGCCGCGATCGTTGTAGTGCTCCCAGATTAGGATGTAGCTATAGGACTTCCCTTCCTCGAGCGGCCCCGAGCCGTTGTTGACCGACGTCATCGAATCGGCGTCCACCTCGGGATACACCCAAAAACCGACTTCGCGCACGCGCGATCCGTCGTAGCAGGCGAGGTAGCCGCCCGGGATGTAGAGCGTGTGCCCGGCCTCGACGCCGTCATAGCTGCGCGCGTCGCCAAAGTTATAGCAAACGTTGCGCAGGTCGCGCTCGGTCGTCATCACGCCGAGATGCTGTCGCTGCGTCGTCGATAGGGGACGCTGGCTTATCAGCGCGGCCGCATACTGATCGGTATCGGTGTTTTCGATCTGCGGCAAATGCGCGACGGAGGACTCGGGCACCATCGCGGCGCCGGGAAACACACGCGCCAAAAGCCCCACCTCATCACCTGGCTGTTGGTCGCCGCTGCTCGCCGATTGGCCCGCATCGCCGACCGCTACCTCGCAGTCGAGAAGCACATACTGCGCCTGCGCTACGCCGCTCGCGTAGACCACGTGCATCAGCGCGCGGCCGGCGTCGGAGAGGACCGCGCGCGAGGCGATCTCGGAGTGGCGGACGAGTATCTTTGTCGCGGTTACCGTGGGCGCGGCCGTTGCCCGCATGACCCGCCAGTAGCTGGTCGAGTGCAGCGTATCCCACAACACATACCCGGCCGAGGCGCCGGTGATAACGCACGTGATCCGCACCGGCGTAAGCAGCGTGGTGACGGCCTCGTCAACGGTGCCCGAGTCGGTGAAGTTGGCGCCGTCGCCGAGCCAGTCGAGATGAACCGAGTTGGTCCCCGAGTGCCGTGCAATCAGTACCTCGCTCGACGCTGCGCGGTGACTGACCGCGATTGCCCCCACGCAGGCGCGCGACTTCGCGACCACCGAGCCCGACACAGTGCCGCTCGAATTGACGCGCAGAATCGAGTACTGCACGCCCCCGGCGCCGTCGTCATCGCGGTAGGCAACGATCGATTGCCCATTGGCGACGTCCACGTCTACATCGTATTGTGATCCAGAGTGGACGTCGGCGGAAGTGAGAGACTGTGGCGTCGCCGTGATCGTGCCGTTTACGTCGGCAGGATCGATCACCAGTACCTTGATCGTGCGCGGGGACGCTGCCGGATCGACGTAGTAGATGTGCAGCTTGCCGCCCACGGCGCGCACCTTTGGCGCAAACGCGGAGGAGATCGTGTTGTCGTTCCACGGCTCGTCCTGGCCTTGCTCGTTGAGCGCGACGCCCGTGGCCATGTCGATCACGCGGTATGCGACAGTACCGCTCGACGTCTGGTAGGCGTACACCGCGATGTCGTCGGCTTCGGCGCGATCGGAAAAGGCTCCGCTTCCCTTCACGTTCGGGATCGCGGTCTCGTGCTCGGTGCGCACCGACTCGAACCGGCACCGCTTGACCAGTTCCTGTGCCGTGAGAAGGTCAGCTACCCCCGCGTTTGGGGCGCGGCTGTACACCTCGTTGTCGGCGGCGATGAGCAGCTCGTTCTTGTACGCAAGCAGCGCGACCAGGTCGTCCAGTTCCACCGGATCGCCCTGTTCGCCCATGCCCCCGGTGCCGAACACAAGGGACACGGCGTCCCGCCCCGGCGCCTTTTGGATCCCGCCGTCCAGATCGAAGATCGCGTTTTCGAGCGCGCCCATCTTGCCGGCGGGCAGTGAGCGCGGGTCGTGCTTGGTGTCGATGCCGGCCGCGAGCGGCACGTAGTACGGCTTATACCTCAGCGCCATTAGGTCACGTACACCCGCACCGTGATCGACGACGTAAAATCATCGGCCTGCAGCCACAGGTCGCGGGCGTCGTCCGCATCGCTGGTGCCGTCGTTGAGCACGCGCCGCACCACGCCGCCAGTGGTTGTCCCGTCCCCGCGCAAATCTACCAGCATCCACCCGGTGAGCCGCTTGCCGAGGCCGTGCTGCAACTTCACGAGGTCGCCGTCGGCGAGCACGATGTCGCCGTTCTTCTGCTCGCTGTCGATGCTGGGAATCAGACGAAACCTCACCGCGCCATCCACCTGGTCCCGGAGTCCGCCGAGCCCTTCGATCTCGCGGCCCATCTCGTTGAGACGGTCTCGCATCGGGTCGAGCGCGCGCTGCGTGGTCTCGTCGGGGACCTGCAGGCGATGCAGTTGCTTGCCGCGCCCGACCGACATCAGTAGTAGTCCCTCCGGTGTCGCCACGGCCCATACTCGTCCTCGTGATCGTCGAGGGCGATGATGCGCCGCGGCTCGTGCAGCGATCGAAGCGTCGCCCACTCGACGATAGACACGCGCAGCCGCTCGCGTTCCGATACCGCGAAGGACGGATCGCTTTCCTCCTTGGCGAGCGCGAGCGCCGCCGCGGCCCAGAGCACGAAGTTTTCGCCGTCCGGCGTCACCATATCGACGACGTCGGAGTCCGCAGCGTTGGTCAGGTCGGGCGGCTGCGGGACATAGAGCACCTCGTATGTCTTTCCCGAGGGCGGCGTCGGGTAGAGTGTGAGCGGTTTCTGTCCGCTGCCGACCACCGACCACGCGAAGGCGTACGGATTGCTCGTGCTGCCCGTGTAGCGATTGCGCTCCTGCGCCATCAGCTCATACAGCTCGAAGCGGCTGCCGTCGCTTTCGATCCTGTCCACACCCACTGTGGACAGGTGGTCGTCTGGTAGCGCGTAGACCGCGCCGCCGTCCGTGGTGAACTGCTGGGACGTCTCGAAGTGCCTCATGCCGGTCTTGGAAATCTCGCCGTGCAGCTCGGCGTACACCGTGTGAATGTAGTGGAGCCACTCGCTCGAGCCCGACGTGTCGTTGACGAACGTCTGGTTTTCCATGTCGGCGCGCTGCTGGCACCGCGTCACCAAGTCGCTCATTTTCACGAGGCGGGGCATCGGCTAAAGCTCGATCAGCCAGTACTCCAGCTCGCAGGCGGCCGTGTCGGCAATCGCCTGCGGCTCGTTCGCGTCCGGGCTGATCCGAAACAGGCAGAACTCACCAGCGAGCATCCGGATGAGATCAGGCGCGCTCTTGGCGTGCCGAATCTCGATGAAGTTGGTGTCGTCCCGGTTGATCGCAAAAAACCAGCCGCCGACACCGGCATCGCCGAGCACTATCTCCGTCTCGCTCGTATCAATCTCCTGGCGCAGATGGGTGACGTGCGTTCCGGCGACGTCGATCAGGAGATCGCGGATGCGCTCCGCGATCTCCGTGCTGCCCTTCGATAACGCGAAGGACAGCGAGATGCTCAGTTCGTCGGCCACTACGTGATGTCCGTGCGCTTGAACTTGAGGGCTAGCGAGATGTACTCGGTGTCTTCCAGGTCGTCCGCGGAAAAGTCCGAGTCGTACAGCACGACGTCGATGTAGCCGAGCGCTGTCGCCGTCGGATAGGTGAACGTGCCGCCGACGACCGTGTGACCCTTGAGGTCGGCGGGCGTCTCGGCCTGGAGGCCGTACTGCAGGCCGACGAAGTTTCCGGGCGGGTCGTCGAACGTGAGCCGGTAGTTGCCCTCCGAGTTGCGCGTGACCACGATGCCGCGGCCGAGGCTGACCGTGGGCGCGGACGCTCCGGTGCCGAGCAGCAAAATCTGGTAGGTGTACGCCTCGGGCTGCGTGTTGCGATACGGGACAAGGTCGAGCATGATGGTCTCCTCACGAGAAGATCCCAGCGGCGACACCAAGTCCGCCGCTGGGATCGTGTTGAACGGCTGCTACCGCACCCAGAAGCCGATGTTGAACAGGTACTGCGCGCCGACGGACTGCGAGGCCGCGAAGTCGCGGAAACAGAACGCATCCCCGGGGCCGATGACGACGGGCGGGCACGTGCGGTGGATCGCCGCCTGCGCCGTGCCCTCCATGATGGTCGATGCCATCGGCGGTGCCTGCCCGCCGCCGAAGGTGAACAGGTACTGATCCCCGATCACCTTGAGGACCGTGCGCAGCCGGCCCGCCGAGACGACGCGCTCGGTGGTGCCGGTCGTGGTGACGACCGCGCCGAAGTACATCGTCACCGGCGCGGCGTCCGTGCTCTTGCGGTTGGTGTTGACCGGCGTGAGCGCCGTCCCGCCCGAGGCGTACGTTGCTTCACTCGCGACGTCCATCGCGTAGTTGAAGTTGGTGCCGTTCGTGCCGGCGGCGGTGGCCGTCAGCTCGATGAAGTCCATGTACACGTGCTTGGATGCGTGGTCGTTGGCGATGTAGATCAGCGCCTCGGCGTCGTCGTAGGCATCCGCCGCGGCGATGCCAACGATCGCCGTTCCCACCGTGGGGTTGCTCGCGTGGAAGTACGCGCCTTCATCCGCGATCGGGTAGAGCCCCTTTCCGAGCGGCTGCACCACGAGCTCCCCCGCGCGCGAGGCGCGGAGGAAGGCGCGGCTGCCGTCCTCGGTCGAGCCCGGCGTGCTGTCGCGCCGGACGGTTCCAGTCGGTCGAGTTTCGTCTGCCATGGTCGTTCTCTCTTGCTCAGCCGGGATCCGGCTGTGTGTTGGTCGTTGAGTCGTGCGTGGTTGCTAGGTGGCCCAGATGCCGTTCGCGCCGGGCATCATGCAGACCGGGTTTCCCATCGAACGGATCTGCAGCTCCATTTGATCCGCGCCGGAGACGCGCATGAACGGCTGGTTTTTGTCGTCGCGGATGACGTGGATCCACCCGTCGAGGGTGGCCCAGTACCACGTGTCCATCGCGAGCAGCCAGTTCAGGGTCGTGGGACAGTGCGCGTCGGACACGGCCCGTACGGTACCGGCGGGCGTCGCGATGTCGAAGCCCTCGAACCCGTACGTGGCCTTGTCGCCGCCGCCGTCGTAGGTGACCTTCGCGTTCAGCTCGCGACAGATCGCCCAGAAGTTGACCGGGTTGAGGACCGCGATCTTCTTCTTCATCCCCGCGACCGCGCTCGTCTGCTTGATCTTGACCGCGGTCAGTCCGCAGTTCTCCAGCATCGAGCCGCCCGGATCGTTGGTGCGTACGCCCGCCAGCAGGCGCGCGTGCCTTCCGCGATCGACACCGCGGAACGAGTCCACGCCGAAACTCGGCGCGGTGAGTGGGATGAACTCCTGGAACCCGTTGATCTGGTTGCCGGGGTCGCCGATGCGAAACAGGTAGTCGTTGTCGGCGAAGGATCCGATCGCGCCCGCGCTGGCCAGTTCGATCGTCCCTGCATCCTCGTCGATCGCATCGACGGTGGTGTCGCCCGATCGCAGCGAACCGCCAGCGATGTCGTTGTCGGCTACGACCGTCATGCCGATCTTGAAGTTGTGGGCGTGGTCGGCGACCGTGAGCGTGATGGTGTCCGAGCTCGCCGACGACCGGCGGCCGAGCCATCCGTTGCCGTCGCCGAACATCGCGTGAGCGTGCTGATCGCCGCGCTCCTCGATGATTCCGTCCGTCTCCATCGTGACGAAGTCGTAGAACGCGCCCTTGCCGCGCTTGCGCGCTGCTCGCAGCGACGGACCATGCAGGCGAATGAAACCGTACTGGTCGCGCCGGACGGCGCTGAATTGCTCGCCCGTCGAGCCCGAGATAGCGGACTGTCCGTCTGCGAACGTGGCGGAGACACCCTGCGGGTTGCCGATGCGCACCGCGTAGGTGTAGTTGGCTTTCTCGCCCTCCATCACGTCGCGCTTTTTCATCACGGACATGACGGGGTGACCGCGCCGGGCACCGTCCATGACCTGGTCGTCGCTGTATCGCTTTTTGAAAACGAAGGCGACGTTCGTTTCGTTGGAAACCATGAGAGGCGTCCTTTCCTAACCGCTAGTCGGGCATCTCCTGCAGGATCTGATCGCGCAGTTCCCACGTGTCGATCTCGCCGGGCGGCTGTTTGTCGGTCTGTTCCTTCTTCGGGGGGGGCGCCTTCTCGGTCTTTGCGGCTTTCTCGGTGTTTTGCTTCGTGCCGGTTTTCTTTTTCTTCCGGGCCGGCTCCGGCGGTGTGATTCCCATGGCGGTCAGCTCTGCGCGCCGTTCGCGCTCGAGCTCGGCGACAACGTCGCCCGGCTCGGGCACTTCGCCCGTGCGCTCTACGAGCGCTTGAGCGGTGGCGATGAGGCGCTGACGCGCCATGTCGGGTTGATTCTTGAGCAGCGCGCTCACGATGGGGGTCTTGCCGTTGACGGCGCCCGTTACGCGCTGCGCGTACTGCTCGATCTGTTGCTGCTGCTGCTCGCGGATCTCGCGCTCGTCGATCCGCTTTTGCAGTTCTTCGATCTTCTTCGTGGCCTGTTCGAGATCTGTTCCGTGGCCGCGTACGCGCTGCATCTGCGCCGCTTGCTCGCGCAGCTTCGGATCTTTGCGGCCCTCGGGGCTCGCGGCATACAAGAGGCGCGCGGCCGGTTCGAGGTCCTCGTCGCCGAGCCCGAGCTTGAGCAGCGTGCTCAACGGATCGAAGCGCGCCTTGGCGCGGAGGGACTTGAACTCCTCGACTTCGCCGCGCAGCGTCTCCAGCGCCTGGCGTTCCTCTTGGAGTTGCGTTCGCTCGGCTGCGATGGCTTGCTTGGCGCGTCGCTCCTCTTGCTGGATGCGCGCGATGCGTTTGACGGCTACCGGGTCTTCGGCTTCCTCGTCGGACTCGTCCGCGTCCGCTTCCGCGTCTTCGTCGTCTTCGTCGGCGTCCGCGTCCGCGTCGTCGGCTTCGTCCGCGTCCGCGTCGTCGTCGTTTTCGCTGTCGTCGCCCTCGTCGGCGTCCGCTTCGTCGCCTTCGTCCGCGTCCGCGTCGTCGTCGGCGGTGTTCTCTGCGGTCTCATCCGACGCGGCCTTCTCGGCATCCTCCGACGCCTCGTCGTCTGTCCACTCCGCCAAGACCGCATCCCTCAGATCGGCCGAGAGCGCGTGTGATTCGCCTGCACTGTCCTGTTGTGCCATTGGTGTTTTTCTTCCCTCGCTAGCCGATGCCGGCGATCTGTTTCGCTTCCGGCGCGATCGCCGTCGCCGGCGGCACGTTCGCTGGTGCTGCCGCCATCTCGGCAGCCTTGGACGCGATGAACGCGGCCTGTACCGCCCACTGGCGCAGCGCTTCGAGAATTTCTTCCGGTGCGCCGTCGCCTTTTACCTCGAGATACTTTTGCTGCACGCGCCACACGCCGATCTGCACGTTCTGGAACGGCTCGGGGACGAGTCGCTCCCCTTCGAGGATTTCCTCGATCGTGAGATCGATGTTGTCGAGCGCCGCGCTGTAGAGAGACACCGTCTTCGCCGTGTCGAGCGGGTCGAACGGGGCGAGCATCTGCCGCGCCTCGTCCTGGCTGATGAGTCCGCCTTGCGCCCACTCGAGCACCATCTGCGTGCGCCCCCAGGGCGTTCGCGACAGTGTCGCCGCGGCCTGCATCTGCAGCCGTGTCTCGGCGGGGTCGACGTCTTTCCAGATCAGCTTCTTGCGTCCGCGCGCCAGCTTCTTGACGACCGCCGGTGGCTCTTTGCCGGCTGCTGCGAGGTCCTTGCATGCGTCGATCGCCAGCCAGATCGTGTCGAGCACCAGCCGCTCGAACCCCTTCTCCTGTGGGGCGAAGCGCTGGGTGGTTGCGGCGGTGTACTCGCGAATCGCAGCGCCAGAGTCGAGACGTCCCGGCTTTTTCGCAGTCGCCGCGAGCCGTGAGATCCCAAACTCCTCGAAGGCGTGATCGCGCGTGCGCTCGCGCTCCGCGTACGTCTCGGGGCTGACCGCCTGTGGAATCTCGGTCTTCGGGATGTGCGACTTGTAGAGCCCGAGGTCGCCGAGCCGGCGCACCGTCCTCACCTGCAAATTGGCGTCGGAGATATGCGCCCACGTCGTCGGGTTGCCGCATTTGTACTGCTGGCGCCGGACCTGGTGGTTGAGCTGCGTGAGCTGCTCTTGCAATCCGGCGATCCGCTCGCCGCCGCCGATGCCGTAAAAGCCGGTGTCGCGGCGCGTCCAGAAAAAGCAGGCGATCGGAAAGTACGGCTTGTGGTACGGCTCATCGAGCAGCGCGTGCCCCTCGATGCAGATGCTGTGACGGCCGGGTGAGTAGTGCTTCTTTCCGCTCGTCCCACAGGGAAGATGCCAGCTCTCGATAACGACAACCTCGTCGTCGCCGTACGGCCGGTAGCCCGCCCACTGCTGAGTCCTGCCGCCCGCCGCGTTGTCGATCGCCTCGGCCGCGTCCTCGCCGGGGTAGAGGCGTTTCAGCTCCTCTCGCTCGACGAAGGTACGATGGTGCATCTGCCGCGGCATCTTGCCGGCGCGGCCCTGGCTGTCGGGAACGATCAGATCTTCGACGAGCACCTGTTCGGCGTCGATCTCGCCACGCTCGGGACGCGCGACCACCTTGATGAACGCGCTCCCCTTGAGCGCCCCACTTTTGAAAGCGTTGACCGCGAGGTCGTGCGCGTGGATCTTCTTGCCGATCGCCTCGCCGTACCAACTTAGCTTCACCGCGCGTCGGTGCTCGGACCAGTCGCCCTCGTCCACCAGGATCCGCGGACGAATCTCCGAGGTCGCGACGATGCCGGTCACGGTATCGACCGATGACGCGACCACGCTTTCGCTCACGCTGTTGGGCGCGTCGGCGTCGCCGAAGAAGCGCTCGAACAGCGGATCGTAGAGACAGTTCAGCTTGAAAAGCCGCAGGAAGAACCACGAGTAGTCGCTCTCGATCGCGTCCACGTACTCGAACACGCGAGAGGGAAGCTCGAGCGCGTCGCCGTCTTCCTTGCTCTCGTCGATGGGTGCCGCGGCGTACCAGTGCTGCTTGTCGTCGGCGTCTTGCACTAGTCGTCACCCATCAGCACACGGCCGCCCCTACCTCCACCCATGCGCGGCACATGACCACCGAACGTCCCCGGACGATCGAGTGGGTCGTCGCCGCCACGCTCGGTCGCGGCTTCCAGTTCGGCGATCCGTTCGAGCAGTTCCTCGTTGATCCGCTCTTGCCGGGGCGCCAGGTCGGCAACACAGCCCGCGATCTCCACGCGCGTCACGCCCACGTTGCGCAGAGCCTCGCCCTGCTCGATGAGCGCGCGGAGCCATTCTTCGGGGCGTATCGGATCTGCCATTATTTCCACTCTGCCGCGTCGTCGTACATGTCGGGCGCGTCGTCCCACTCGTCGGCGACCGGCTCGTCCGGCCACTCGTCGCCGACCTTTCGATCGCGACGTGCGGCGGATCGCTCAGCCGTCTTTTGCAGCCATGCGGCGATTTCTTCGTCGGGTGTCGGCGGCGTCGGATCGTCGCGGCCGACCAGATGCATGATCTCGCGGCGCATGTACACGAAGGCGTCGGCGCAGTCGTTCCGCTGCCCCTTGTCCTCCTTGAGCTTGCCGTCGGTGTCCACAGCCCACTGCAAGCTCGACATCTGCGCTTCGAGCTCGGAGCCCTCGAGGACCTGGATGCGGCCGTCGATTAAATCGCCGTTGGTCAGCTCGATCGCGTCGTGTTTGTCGCCGGCACCACGCGGCGCCGCCTTCACCGGGATGCCGTAGACCTCGTTGAGTTCCTGGATGATCGTCGCGCCCGACCCGGCGACGTCGGCCACGATCCCGTAAGGCCATCCGGTGCGCTCGATGACGCCGCCCGCCGCGCCCGGGTCTTGGCCGTTGAGGATTCGCTTTACCCAGCGCTCCCCCACGAGCAGTTCTGCGATCGCCCGCACCGTCATGTGACGGCGTTGGAATTCGTAGACGTGCTTGAGCTCCCGGCTCGTGGCACTCACCGCGCCGATCTGCAGCGCGAACGGATCGCTGTGGCCAAGATCAAGGCCGTAGCCGTAGACCCACTCACCCTTCGGGAGAATCGCGAAACCGTGAGCGTCGCGCTCGGGGCTCCACCGGTTCCACGGCTTGCCGTCGAGATGCGCGCGATAGCGGTACATGCCCTCGGTGTCGTCCGACGCCCAAAAGCCCAGATACTCTCGGCGCCACACCGGATGATCGTCAGACCATCCCCGCCGCCGCTTCCGCTCAAGGAAGTCCGCCCAAGCCGAGACCATCGCGGGAACGCCGGCGTCCGCTCCGTCTTTCGCGTTCCAGGCGTGCGTAGACCACCCTTCGCGGTCCGCGTAGTCCGGGTCCTCGCGGCGCTCGTACGGGATCCCTACTTCGGAGTCAGGTCGGGTCGCCTCGTAAAAATCGCCGTGGACGATGTGGCTCGGCGTCCCGTACATGACGAGGACGCCGCCGAAGTCTCCGAGCCGCGGGCCGATGATTCGGTCGATCAGCCAGTTGAGCAGCTTGGTTGAGTAGCTCGCGACTTCGTCGAGCTGCACCTCGTGCCACGGCTGGCCGCGATACTTCTCGATCTGCTTTTTGTCGTCCGCGCCGCCGAGTCGTAGCGTGCTCCCGTTGGGCAGCGCCATCAGCAGCTTGGACTCCGCGAACGTCGCCCCAAGCTCGAGCTCGTCGTCGAGCTGCTTGAGCGGCTCCCACATCAGCTTTTCGGCTTCCACTCGCGTGGTTGCGATGTACAGACATCGCGCGCGCGGGACGCGGAGCATCTTCCGCAAAAACCGAGCGCGACCGCCTGTCGTCTTGCCTGCGCGACCGCCGCACAGTGCCGCGATCTCGCGGGCCGGGTCGGCGACAAGCGCGCGCTGCTTCGGATGGCAACTGTCTAGGAGTTGCTGGGCGATTTGCTCTGCGCGCCCTTGGCCGCGAATGCGGGCACGGCGCTCCTCGGTGTCGAGGATCCGCTGCAGCCGCGCTCGGCTATTCCGCGCCATCGCGCGACGCGCGCGGCGGGTCCATCACGTCGGTGACGGGCTTCCAGTACGTGACCTCGCCCTCGAAGACAAACCCCGAGTCGTCGGGCGCGTCGGCGTCGCTGGTCGCGAAGTACGAGATCTTGAACGCCCGGAGCCACGGCCAATACTCGATCTCGTGACCGGGCCTGGTGTCCGTGCGAGCCACGACGCGGGAGGCCTGCTGACACCCCATGGACGTGTGCGCACGATGGATGGTGAATCGCATCTCCGCGACGGGGATCCAGTCTGGACGGCGCAGCGGATCGGGCGTCCTCAGGACCCTCAGATCGCGCGCCGTCGGCATCGTTGCCGCGTCAGCCTCGTGTGCTCGTGGTTGTGCTCGTGGTTGGGCCATGATCTCCTCGGGCCTGGTGTTGGTCTTCAGCGCGTCGCGCGATAAGCGGCTGCCACCGCGCGGATAGAATCAGTGACTTCGATCGAAGCTCGTGGATGACGTACGTCTTGCACGTGTAGAAAAACGGCTTCGCCGGATCGATCGCTGCGGCGCGGAACAGCCCGCGCGCGATCCCCTGCTTGCGGTACGCGCTTTTTACGTAGCAGTAGTGGACGAGCGGCTGCGCGTGCCCTCGCTCCACTGCGATCCACCCGTAGATGTCGGCGACGTGGTCGGTCTCGCCGGGATGGTGCGCCACGAACGCCTCGACGTTTTGCCGCGCGAGCACCCGGCGAACCTGCGGCGTCATGACCGCTTTCCAGTCAGACATCGCGATCATTCCCGCCGCGTGTGCGCTGCGGAAGCTATCCAGCCAGTTGCCGACGATGCAGACCAGGTCGTCCACCTCGGCCGGCCGATACGCGAGGCTCACCGCGTCACACGAAGACCTTGGCGTCGACCCCGAGCGCCGCGCGGTGCTCGTCCATCCGTTGCCCGCGGCCCTGCTCGCGCCACTCCTTGTAGTCCATCCCGTCCGCTAGCGCTTCGGTCGAGTAGTAACCGGGCGGCGGATCGTCCGGCTTTCCGCGGGTCACGATCGACGCCATCGGGGTGCGCCCGAGCACTGCGCTCGGCACCTTGATCGCGTCGGCGCCGCACCGCTCGCACGTGGCGATCGTGGGCGCGGGGCGCCGCTCGAGAGACTCGAATCGCAGCCCGCACTCGCACAGGTATTCGATGCAGATGTACACGGTCAGTGGCTGAGTAGGAGGTCGTCGCCGACGCGATCATCCAGGCGCCGGCGCAAGTCCTCACGGCGCTCGCGCGGGATCTCGGTCAGGTACTCGAGCACCAGCGCGTCGAGGTCGGTCGGGGCGAGATTCGCGTCCACCCGGCGCTGCTCAGCGTCGAGCTTTCGGATCTCGGCCAGCGCCTGGGTCGCGTGTCGCGACAGGTATGCGAGGTGCGAGGCCAGCGACGAGTTGTGCTCGCCCTCGGGCTGCGCCGAGAGCTGGCGCCGGACCTTGGCGATCGATTCCTGAAGGCCGGATATCGCCGCGTGGACGGTTGCCCGGGCCTCCGCAAGCAGGTCCTCCAGGTCAGGCGCCTCGACCGGGGCGGGGGGCGCCTCCTGCTTGGCTGTCGGCTTGCGTTTCCGCGGCTTTTTGGGTGTAGGGCTCATATTTTAGGCGTTTTCGGGTGCAAAACTGCGTGACGCC